CAAACTCCGGGTGGCGGCGCAGTCACTATGAACGGCGGTGCAGGTGTTATGACTGCAAGAACTTGCGGTACATCGTTTACATTGTCAGGGTCGTCTGGGACTATGATTGGTTCCAGTACCAATGCCGTTAAGACATTAACATTGAGTGTTACTGGCGCAATGACAGCTACATTCTCAACTAGCTTGTTTGGAAATGTAGTAATTGGTCAAACTTATTATGTTCAATCAATTCCGTCATCAACTGGGACCACATTTGCTGTGTCAGCTAGCACTGGCACTGTATCAGGTACATCTACAAGTGCTACCCCGTTTGGATTATTAACCAAGACTGGCTCTATGAATATAGCGGCAGTGGGATGGGATCATATCAATCCAGGGACACCAATACTGTCAGTCTTAGACAATACTTCAGTGTACTTTATCGAACCAAGATTAATATATAGTCCACCAGCATTCCAACAAAGCACATACACTAGCGCAGTTGCATTACAAGGCGGAGCAAGTTATTCAGCAATGGGGTACGGTGGAAACTATTGGATTGCACTGCCAAGCCTTGGACAAACTGGAGCAGGATCTGCTGACGGCCAAACTTGGAGCTCGATAGCATTACCATCATCAAACGCATGGACTGGTATTGCATACGGCAACGGATATTGGGTTGCAATAGCAACTGCTTCAAATCTTGCATTTGTAAGCAAGTCGGGCGGCCTTGGCTGGAGAAGTTTTGCATTGCCTAGTACAAACACTTGGTCAAAAATTGCTTACGGTAACGGAATATTTGTAATTATTGCAAACGGTATTGGTAACAATGCAACAGCATACAGTACTGACTACGGGGTCACTTGGACAGCTTCGTATGTCTCAAGTACTCGAGTATTCACCGCAACAGGAAATGCTCGATTAAGTACCACACAGGTTAAAATTGGTTCAACATCACTATACTTAGACGGAACAACTAACACTTATGTATCATCTCCGTCTAGTACAGATTATACACTCGGCACTGGAGATTTTACGATAGAAGGTTGGTTCTATCGAATCGGTAATGCTGGCGCTAACCAGATATTGATAGATCTCAGACCAACCGGCTCACCGTCAGTTAGCCCTACTGTATATTTAAATACCACTTATGTACCAGTATTTTATGTAAACGGTTCTGTAGTTATTACTGGATCTTCGCCAGTACCACCAACCACATGGACACATATTGCTGTATCAAGAACTAGTGGATCAACAACTTTGTGGGTTAACGGAACACAATCAGGTAGCACATATTCTGATAGTAACAATTACATTCAAGGTCCAATAACAATAGGTGCTAATCAGACTGGTGCCAGCTTATTCACCGGATATCACGATGAGTTGAGAATTAGTAAAAATATTGGAAGATATACAACAACTTTCACCCCAAGTACAACAGCTTTTATTAGCGATCCTTACACGTTGGCATTGTTACACCTTGACGGCCCTAATTTGAGTACTAGTATAACAAGTGCAGACGGTTCTGCTAACTGGTCAAACGTTACATACGGTAACGGAACATTTGTTGCAGTTTCAAATAACGGAACACCGGTTACGACATCAAACTTTGTAAGCGGCGCACAGGCTCCTGTTGGTCTAACTACTTATAACACCATGGTGGTCAGTAGCACCACTAATATAGCTAATGGACAGTATGCATACGGAACAGGTTTGCCTGTAAACACCACAGTAACTAATGTTAATACAGGCACTAATACTATTACGTTTAGTAACCCGTTCACTGCCCAGGGCGCTGGAACGTATGTATTCTTTTCTGCTACGAGCAATGTATCGGCATATAGTACAAATGGTAGTGTTTGGACTATAAGCACTATGCCAAGTTCTACCAATTGGTCAAGCATTGCATTTGGCCAACAAACATTCGTGGCAGTATCTAGCACATCTTCTGTACCTGCATATAGTACAAACGGATTTACCTGGTATAGTAGCAATATTGCTATCACTTCAACTGTAGTAACATACGGTCAAGGTGTATTTACAGCATTGAATTCTGGATCAACAGTTGCGTATACCAGCGAAGATTGTTTACAATGGGACCGCCAAACAGTTGCATCCCAACCATACGGCTCTGCAACAGCATTTGGGATTACTAGTACATATTTTGGAGTTATACCAACATTAACGGGATCCTCTTCAGGAAGTATTATCAGTGCAGGATGTAGAACCAAAGGCCGCGCATCGGTTAGTTCGGGAATCATTAGTAGTATTAGTGAGTGGGAAGTAGGGTCTGGGTTAGTTACTAGTAGCTTAGGCGGAAGTTTCTCGTCCGCTACACTTATAGTTACAGACCCAAATGTTACAACAAACGTTCAAGTAACAGCAAGGATTGGAAACGGTGCATTAAGTAGTCCTACATTTATCAACAGAGGAAATGGCTACAACAGTAGTTCAACTGTTGTGTTAGTGTCAGGAGCTGGTTATGCAGATCAATACCAGACAGGATTAACTGTAATTTTAAATAACCTATCTCGATTACCGAGTCCGGGTGACAACTTAACTATTACAGGTGTAAGTCAGATTTATAAAATTACAAGTGCATACCCTGTCTTCGGAACAACGGCTCCTAATTATGAAGCCAATGTGGCAGTAAGTCCCGCAATCTCTGTAGCTAACGCAACCGCCAATGGTACAGTAGTTAGTATTCGTACAAAATACAGTCAAGCCCGACTAACCAATCATGACTTTTTATATATTGGTTCAGGAGATTTGCCTAACTCGCAATATCCGTTAACCAGTAATGCAAATTCGTATCCTAATAATCAAACAGTTGAAGCAAACTATGGTCGTGTATTCTATACTAGTACTGACCAAGATGGTAACTTTAAAGTTGGAAGTTTGTTTGGCGTTCAACAAGCTACTGGTATTGTTACATTAAGTGCTAGTCAGTTTGGATTATCAGGATTGAGTACATTGAGTTTAGGCGGTATTAGTGTTGGCGGATCTAGTGTTGTTATTCAGCAGTTTAGTACTGATAGTACATTTAGCTCTAATAGCGATGCAGTAATTCCAACACAAAAGGCTATTAAGACATATCTAACTAGTCGTTTAAGTCAAGGTGGTGCAAACACATTTACCGGAGTACTTACCGCAGGTACAGTTGTAGTTGGAGGTCCTAACTTTATAAGATCGACCATTCCTAATGGGACAACTGGATCCAATGTAAAAATGCCACAAAAGATTTATTTTGGACAAGTACCAGGGCTAGGATTGGTCAATATTGGTGTAGATGGAAATATGGCGGCCTTAGGTTTCTTTGCAAGAAATGCGTTCCGTAGAAGCTAAACCTATGAAAAGAAAATTATATAAATACTATCAGAGGATGATAAAAAATGGCAGAATATAAACTAGGCAGAATTAAACCAGTATACCAAGGTACCTGGTCAGCCAGCACAGCGTATGTAGTTGATGACATTGTTACAGTAGGTGGAAAAACTTATATCTGTGTAATATCCAATACAGCATCAAGTGCATTTGCTACAGATTTAAATGCAAATCCATCATTGTGGAATTTAATAGCAGATGGTTCACAATGGCGTGGAACATGGTTAAACGGTACAGTTTATAACCTAGGCGATTTAGCATTATACGGTGGTGTAATATATCAGGCTACGACTGGTCATACAAGTGCAACTGCAACAGCTTCAATAACTGCAACTGGAATTACAGTTAATAGCGGTACTGCTACTATTACCTATGCCGCACAAATTGTTCAACCATTCTTAGTTGGTTCAACTATTACGTTAGCTGGATTTAGTCCCACATCAACTAGCGGCACAGTTAACACAGTTAATACAACATTTACTGTTGTGACTTGCTCTACTACTCAGGTAACATTTGCATTAACCGGAACATACACTTCTAGTACATTGGGTACAGTATCTGGGCCAAGTCAACTGGGATTGGAAAACAGTCAATACAATGCAGTTACAGTATCTGCAATTGGTGCTAACGGAACATTTACTTGTGCATCGACTACTTTGAATGTAGGTATGGCTGTAGTAATTTCCGGAACTAACGGAGGCACAGGCACTATTAACGGCAGTGCTAGTGGCAACGGTACATATTATATTATTGCTACAAATGGTTTAGGAACAGGATTTACATTAAGTGCTACACAAGGTGGCCCATCAATTGCTACTACTAGTGGTACTCCTTCTGGTTTAACTGTTGTTATCGAATACTGGGTTCCATATTCAAGTAACATTAATTGGATCGGTGCTTGGACTACTAACACTCGTTATAAATTAAATGATTTAGTTAGCTATGGCGGATACACATACGTATGTAGTGCTGGACACGTATCGGCTAATACCGCAACATTGGGTCTTGAAAACGATCAAAGCAAGTGGACTACATTTAATGCTGGTGTATATTATCAAGGTGCATGGAGTGCAAGTAGTGTTAGATATCGTGTAAACGATGTTGTAACATACGGAGCAGATCTTTGGATTTGTACAACAGCACATACATCTAGTGCATCGTTTGCGTCTGCCAATTTTAGTTTGTTTGTATCAGGATTTGAATTTTTAAATTCTTGGTCAAGTTCTACATCATATGTTTTAGGTGATGTGGTCAGTTATGGTGGAAATACATATACTGCTATAGCAAATAACTCCGGACAAATTCCAAGTACAAGTATTTTATCCTGGGCACCGTTTACCACAGGATTAACATTTGCAGGACAGTGGACTACTAGTCCATCCGGAATTCAAACAGGTCAAACTGGTTATAGAATTGGAGATGTGGTCACTGTTGATGGTTATACATACCTAGCGTTAGCCGATAATGCTGTTCAAACAGTAACAGCTACAGCTACAACAAACCCCACAGCCACAATGCCGTTGACTACAATTAGTAGTAGTGGAGCACTAGTTATTGGAGGAACTGTAACAGGTACAGTTGCCGTTGGAATGTACCTAAGTGGTGGTGGTCTAACAACGAACACATACTACATTACAGGCGGCAGCGGAACAAATTGGACTACTAACTACACTGGTACTGCTATTGCTAGTACAACCATTACAGGCACAAATAATTTAGTTAGTTTACCAAGTATCACACTAACAGCCGCTAGTGCAACAGGTGGAACAGCTACATTGACGTATGCTACACAAACGGCTATTCCGTTTGTAGCAGGACAATATATTACTGTTGCCAATGTAACTCCAGCGGGATTTAATGGAACTTATGTAGTTACTGGTACACCTAGTACTACGCAAGTACAGTATGCATTGGTTGGCACATTAACTGGATCAGTATTTGGTACTGTGGCTGGAACTACAAACAATTTAGTACCAGGACTACCTATTACTTTTGGATCAGCACTAGGTACATTAACAACAACACAACAATACTATGTTGGATACATACCTAACAGTACAACATTCACGGTTAGTACAACATCAGGTGGTGCTCCAGCAACAGTAACAGCTTCAACCGCGAATACAACACTGGGTACTACAAATCCAAAACCGCCATTTGCAACCTACTGGGCACAATTAAACAGCGGTATTAAGTGGAATCCAAGTTATAATACATATTCTGGACTGTCAGCAACCAACGTAACTGGCACAGGTAGTGGCGCACAATTCACAGTATTGGCTAAAAACACAACCTATACAGTTACCGTAACTAGCGGTGGCACTGGTTATTCTAGTACAACTGGTTCAAACACAATTAAAATTCTAGGTACAAGCCTAGGAGGACTAAGTCCAGCTAACGATTTAACTATGACTATTAACACAGTCAGTGGTGGTGTAATTCAAACAGGCGGCGTAACGGTAACTGGTATATCAGTAACATGGGCAACTGGCGTAACTTATGTTGCAGGCGACACTATACTATGGGGTGTAAGTACATATATTTGTATATTGGCCCATATATCTGGATTTACTAGTACTTCAAATCCTAGTTCATCAACAAACAATAGACCAGACGTGGATACAACTGGTTTTTATTGGAATTTATTAGCATCTGGTACAGAACAAGCTGTACTTACCACACAAGGAGACATGTTCTACTACGGTGCCAACGGCCCAACACGATTACCAATTGGCACTGACGGTCAAATATTACGTGTTAATAATAATGCACCTGCGTGGCAATACTACGGACAAATTAATAATTTAGTATATGTTGCAACTAGTGGTTCAGACGTTACTACTGCTGGTCAAGGTACAACTGTTGATAAACCGTGGCAAAGTATTCGATATGCTTGCCAGCAAATCGAAGACGGATATTTAAATCCTAATACTAAATTTTTATTAACTGCAAATAAACAATTCATGGTAAAAGAAGTTAGTAACTATATTAACTTCACTTATAGTTTTAATATAACGGGCACAAGCAGTACTACACTTACTGTTGGTGGAAGTAGTACAACTGCTCAAACAACCACAGCTAATATGTACAGTGGTATGCCAATTACATTTAGTACTGCTGGCGGCAGCAATATTCAAGTAGGTACTGTATATTATGTTGCACAAGTAATTAATGGCACATCATTTAGCATTGCCACTAGTTATGCATTATCTCAAGTACCTACAGCATTTACTGTAGGCACAGGCACTGCCATGGTAGGTACTTATAACTATCAACTAAGCAAAACAGAAAGAGATGCTGGTCTAGTTATACAAGGTTTAATTTTTGATATTGCACGTAACGGAACATATCAAACTACAACTAACGTACAATCATATTTTACATCAAACGGTGCAACATTTGTATCTGGTGTTAACTCGTATGATGTAACACCATTCAATAGTGCATTGAATTATCTTGCAAATACTTTGGTAACAAACGTATTAGCTAATACTGCTCCAAGTACTATCTATCAAACAACACTAAATCCGGCAATTACAACTACTGGCGCAAGTGGAACAGGTACAGTTGCTACTATTACATACAGCGGATCAGCATTTGTTGTTGGAAGTTTTGTAACCGTAGCAGGTGTAACACCGCTTGCATATAACGGTACATGGCAAGTTACTGCAAGTAGTTCAGGAAGTGTAAGTTTCTTAAGTTCTACTACTGGTAGTCAAACTGTTGCAGGTACAGTACAAACTGAAAAAGCTAAACAACAGATTAATGCAACTTATACAGCTGAGTCTGGAACACTAACAAAAGCACAAACATTGATTGGTTATTTAACTAGTTGTTTAAGTGCAGGTACAACTAATAATGTATTACCGACAGTAATTAACCCAGTCACAACTATTAGTATTAAAACAGGAACATATAACGAAATTCTTCCAATTAACGTTCCATCATATACTGCATTAGTAGGCGACGAACTTCGTTCAACTGTAGTTCAACCGTTCCCGGCAGATCCCGTACTAGCTACAGTGGTACCTAAGGCAATAGTTGCATTGAATCGTATCAAAGCGTTAATACCAAACTTAATGAGTAATACCACAATTACTCCCACAACTGGAAATACTACAGCGCAAGTTACAAACTTGCCGGCAGCAAGTACTGGTAGTTCAACTGCTATTGCTAACTTACAAACAAGTTTCAATATAGTTTATCAACTAGTTGCTAACGGACTAGGCAGCGAACCAGTAATTGTTATGCCACAGCCAACTGGATACAGTGCGGCTACTATAACTAACACAGCATATGCTACTACAACAGGTGGTAACTCAACTGGTGCTACTACTGGTTATGCAAATGCATTTGCTCAAATTCGTCAAAATTATAATTTCTTAATCACAGAAACACTTGTATACCTAATTGCCAATCCGGGTAGTAGTGGATTTACTGGCCAAGCTGGTCAGTACAATTTGGGTGTTAGAGATATCACTTATATTTTAGATAGCGTATTATACGATTTAACATACGGTGGCAATACACAAAGTTTAATTGCTGGTGGTGCATACTACTCATTAAATATTTTACAAATTACTAGTGCGCAATCTGCGGCTTATCAACAAGCATTGGGACGTTTGAAATCAGCTATTATTACAGTTGCGCAAGGTAGTGCATTTACAGCAACTGCCGGTAACAACGTTGTTCAAGTTATTGCTGGCGGAACTGGATCAGCAGCCGCTGGAAATTTTGCGGCAGACCGTGTACAAAACGTTATCAACTGGATAGCAAACGGTGCGGCAGATGCCACAGTTGCTCCGTATATTGGGGCACAAAGCATTGCACTACAAACTGCTTACAATACAGTGGCGGCACAAAACAGTAATATTGCCAGCGATGCACAATACTGGGTTTACAAATACTATCAAAGTGTAACGTATAACAATCCTACCACTATCAACCGAGATGCTGGATTGATTGCCACATACACAGCGTACGATATGATATTTGGTAGTAATTTTAATGCTATACAAATTGGCCGTGCTTTTAATCGAGGCAATACCAGTGCTACTACATTGCGTTCGGCAAGTAGCGGACAACTAGCACCAACATTAAGTGTAATTAATTTCATGTATTACAAAATGAAACAAATTGCGGCTAGTGGTGCTGTTGCGCAGATTCAAACTACTATTGATGATGTTACAGCTTATATGCAAGGTGGCCCGGCGGCTCCTCCGCAAATCGCATGGCCGCAACCCGCATTGTCAACAATAGTATCTAATACAATTGTGTCGGGTGGAACTACTTATACCAGTGTGTCTGGAACTACATTATCAGGTGGCGGCTCGAGTGCTGTGTTTACTATTGTACGAGCATATAACGGTAACGGGTATTACAATTACACAATCACTCCAACTACCCCGGGATCAAGCTACACAACCAACAGTCTAATTAAAATTCTTGGAACTAGTATTGGCGGGCTAAGTCCAGTAAATGATATTATTATCAGAGTTACACAGGTAAATGCTGGTGCAATCCAGTATGCCACATATTCTGATACATCAGCAGCCGCTGGAATGTTCGAAGCTAACCGTGCATTCTTAATTGCTGAAGCAGTTGCATATTTTACCACTAACTACAGTTCATTAGTATCTAACCCCAACTACAGTCTTGCTAAAACACAGCGCGATATGGGTTACATCTTAGATGGCATTCATTATGATTTAGTATACGGCGGAAACTGGGCAAGTCAAACTGCTGGTATGGCGTATTATTCAGCACTGTATGGCACACAAATATCAGCAGGATTTGGTGCGGCATTTGCGGCAACCATTAACTATGTTAGTACTTTAGCACAACAAGTAGTAGTTAACACCACAGTTGCAAGTCCATTACAAGCAACATCACCGCAAGTGCTACAAGTTGGTGCAGGCCTATATGGTGTAAGTACCCATGCAGCCACACTAGCTCAGTTATTTGTAACGGTAACTGCTATCGTGACCAATGGATTAACTACCGGTGTTCCAACAGCAACAATCGTAACTATTAGCGGTACTAATACATTCCCTACAGGTACTACTACAAATACAATTACTAATACTAACGGTACAGCAGTAACAATAACATCGGGTAGTTATATTCAAGGTACTCCATTTGTAACAGGTGTTGGTATAACAACCTCAAGCGGGTTAGCCGCAAGTACAACTTATTATGTTGCCGCAACAACTACTGCCTCAACAACAGTTACACTAGCAACTACCTTAGCTAATGCATTAGCTGGCACAGCAATTACATTTACCGGCGGCTCAACTGCAATCTCAAACGGTCAAGTAACAGTTGGATCAGCTAATCACGGATTGAGTGCTGGTGATATGATTATTCCGCAGTCAACTAGTAACGGATTAGTTTCAACTATTATTGGTAGTACAGTTACACCTTATTATGTTATTAGTACAGGATTAACTACAACACAATTCCAATTGTCAGCAAGCTATAATGGTACCGCAATATCAACATTTACCAACGGTACAGGTTTAACGCTGGCTGTTCAAACCATTAATATGCCACAGTTGAATACTGCAAGTACAACAGCATTAGCCGCATGGAGTGCGGTAAGTGGCAGTGTTGCAACATATCAGACTAATGTGGTTAACTATATCAATACTAATTATACTGCATTTGTATATCTTTCAGCATACACCCAGCGTGACGTGTTTAATGTTACTTTAGCAATGTTCTTAGATACATTACTAGGTAGTAATTTTGCCACAATTCAAGCTGGCCGTGCTTATAACAGAAGTCAAGATTATAAACTACAAGGTTATGAATTAACTGTAACTACTGCGGCATTAAACTATTTGCAAACATTAGTAGCTACAACTTTATCAAGTAGTACATATCTTGCACAATTAACTTCAGCAACTAATAATATTAACACTATTATTACATATTTGGGTACTAGTCAGTATGTACAACCGGCTGTGAACGGCACTGTAACTTACAATAATACGTTAGGTATCATTGAAGGTGCTGAGATATTACGTGCTAATATTCCGTTCTTGCAAAACGAAGTTACTGCATACTATACTTCATTGTACACTTATTCTGTAAGTTCAACAGCTACTAGCACAAACATAATTACTACAGGATCAGCACACAGTTTTGTTGTGAACGACCCTGTACAATTTTTACCAACTACAGTAACAACTACAGCTACAGCATCTAACGCAAGTAATGAAATTACTCTTAACAGCTTAACAGGTATTGTTGTTGGCGGATCTGTAGTATTTGGTTCTAACTTTGGTAACATGATAGCAGGCACTGTTTACTACGTAGTAAGTGCAACTGCTGGAAAAATAACAGTTTCTACATCAAGCGCAGTTGGTGCATTATTTACAACTGGCGTCACTTCAGCTGTGAGTATTTCAACAATTTATACTGGATTTGTATCAGGTAATTTGGTAGCTGGCACAACATACTATGTTGCATCAGTTCCTAGTACAACTACATTTACTGTAACTACTACAGAAGGATTTACAAACGTTAATACTGGTACAACAGGAACTCCGCTTGCATTGCAGGCAGTATCAACACCTGCGTTTAACGCAACATACTATGCACCAAAAGATTTAACACAAACTGACATTGGTTATTATTTAAATGCTATTGTTTATGATTTACAATACACTGGTAACTATAGAAGTTTACGGTATGCACAAGTATTGTTAAATTCTGTAACAGGTTCTGCCACTTCAAATTTCTTCTTAGTACGTAATGCAAGTGGTATTCGTAACATGACTATGACCGGATTGACCGGATATTTAAGTACTGCTAGTGTAACATTTGGAACTAAACGTCCAACTGGCGGCGCATACACCAGTTTAGATCCTGGATTTGGTCCAAACGACAGTAATGCATGGATTTACGGACGTTCATGCTATGTACAAAACTGTACGATGTTTGGATATGCTGTCTATGGAGCTAAAGTGGACGGTGCATTACACTCTGGTGGTTACCATTCAATGGTTGCTAATGACTACACATGTATTATTGGTGACGGTATTGGTTGGATGACTACAGGTGCTGGTTCTTTATCGGAACTAGTTTCAGTGTTTAACTACTATAGCTATGCTGGTTACATGGCGGAGTTAGGTGGACGTATTCGTGCTACTAACGGTAACAGTTCGTACGGTGTGTATGGAGTTGTTGCCGAGGGTGTTGATACGACTGAAATTGCATTGTATGCCAATTTGAATAATCGTGCAAATCAAGCGTATATTACCAACGTAGTAACAGACTCTACAACACAGATTTTACGAGTAGAATATGCCAATGCTGGTAGCAGTTATTCAAACAGTGTCCCAAGCATTAGTGGATCTGGTTATAATGCATCAGCTTTCCAAGACGAATTCCGCGATGCGGCATTATTTGAAACACGGTTAATCGATTTAAACAATGGTAATGGTACTGGTGGATCAAGTTATGTAACAGCAACTAACGTTGGACAGATAACTACTAACAACTACTCTATAACCATTGCGGCTACTGATACTGCTTTAAGTAATGCTTATAACGGAGATCGTGTACAGCTTACCGCTGGAACAGGTGTTGGACAGTATGCTAATATTTTATCATACGCTAACAGCACCAAAGTAGCATTAGTTATTCGAGATAGTATAGCTCCGTTTGTAGTAACTGCAACTACAACTGCAACAGCTACACTATCAACATCTAGCATTGCTGTAACTACAGGTATTTTAACTGTTGGTACAGTATCAGGAACAATTGCTGTAGGTATGTTCTTAACTGGCGGTTCAATTGCCGCAGGTGTTTACATTACTGCTAACATTAGTGGTAGCGGCGCTGGTTCAACTTGGCAAACTAACACAACTATTGCACAATCTAGTACAACTATTACCGCTACACAGAATACCTTAACAGTATCTAGTACAGCTAATATGTATAACGGCATGCCAATATTCATTGGAACAGCAGTTGCTGGATTATCAGCACTAAGCCCATACTATGTTCAAGGTATATATGCAACTGGATTTACACTAGCATCAGGTGCAACTGTTACAGCTAGCAATGCTAATATTGTATCAGTTACTACAACTACTGCATCAACAATATCTGTAACAGCTACAAGCACAGTTAATAATTTAATTACAGCTACTAATACGTTAACTGCTGGACAAGCATTAACATTTGGTACTGCATTTAACGGTGTTGATACAGGAACTACATATTTTGTTAATACAACTAATTTATCAGGTAGTTCATTTGCAATAAGCACTACTCCGTTTAGCGGAACAACTGTAACTATTACAGCAACTGGCTCTACAAGCTCAACTGGTACTATTGGTACAGCAGTTTACGCAGGCGGTTGGGACCATGTTGTTCCTGGAACAGCTATCCAAAGCCAGTTGGATTTAACAAGTGCCTATATCATTGAACCCCGTATTAGCTACAGTGCTCCAGGTTACTTGGCCACTGCTAGAACTATTACCAGTGCGGCTTACGGTGCATTGGCATATGGTGCTGGACGTTTTGTAGCTACCAATACTAGCGGTACAACGACACAATATTCAATTAACGGAACATCGTGGAGTGCTGGCGGCGCACTACCAAGCAGTCAAACATGGAACAACGTTATATACGGCGGCGGCCAAGGTGCAATAGCAACTGCAATTATTGGTGGATTTGGTGGAACTGGTGCTGTATTAACAGCAGTAGTGGGAACTGGAACCAGTGCTACACAAATTGTCAGTGTAAATGTAATTAACGGCGGATATAATTATCTAACACCTCCAAGTATTGTATTTGTCAGCTCAAGCGGTAGCGGAGCAACTGCAACGTGTACTGTGTTAAACGGTGCTATTACAACAGTCACTATGACTATTAATGGTTCAGGCTACACTTCGGCTCCAACAGTAACAGCAAATACTAGTATCATAAGTAGCATAACTATGAACAAGTGGGGTCAAAATTACTTCTCTGCACCAACAGTGACTATTGCACAGCCACAAGGATTGACTCCTTCCGCTTATCCAATTAGTGCTACAGCAACTAACGGCACATATTATCAAACTTCAGCTGGAAGAATTTATCTATGTACACAGACTGGAACAACTAGTAGTACTGTACCAGTATTTGATTACAATACTGCTAGCGGATATACTAACGTTGTTAACGGCGGAGTAACTTTAACGTATGTTGCAACTCAAGCGGCAGCAACGCCAGTTTATAGCAACGGCGGTGTAACATCGTTGACATTGACCAACATAGGATATGGTTATAATAGTGTACCAGCAGTCACAGTAACTGATTCAAGTGCAGTATTCTTAGCAATGGCTACGAATGCATCAACTGGTACATACTTTGCTTATAACACTCCAACTGCTATAAGTTCAAGCTGGACTCAGCTGGGCAACGGAAGCGGAAACGCTTATATTCCTCAGCTTAATTTGTACGGACTGGCATACGGTAACGGAATTTATGTTGCTGTAGGTGGCACCGGTGGAACTGCATCAGCGGCTTCTAGCGGCTCTCCATTACTAGCTTCAGGCTGGATCAGTAGAACATTAACTGCGCTAAGTGTTGGATATTATTCAGCAGTAGCTTATGGTGCAGGCGGAAGCGCCAGTGGTACATTTATTGCTATTAACTATAACGGTAACATAACATCTACATCAAGTAACGGTACAACATGGGTTGCAGGCGGAACATTGCCAAGTTCAACTACTTGGACAAGTATTGCTTATGGTAACAATAAATTTGTTGCTTTGGCAGCTACTGGTGCTGTTGCCTATACAGTAAATTACGGTACTAGCTGGATTGCAAACCCATCATGTGCTGGAACTGTTGCTAGTACACTAAGTTCAACATATACCTGGACTAAAGTTTCTTATGGCCAAGGCTTATTCTTTGCAATAGCACAAGGCGGTGTTGCGGCAACAAGCCCGGACGGTGTAGTTTGGACCATACGTGCCATGTCTGCTAGTACAAACTGGAGTGCAATTGCATTTGGTAACCTAAGCAATATTTCAAGTTCATATATTGGAGCACAACCAATCTGGGCGGCAGTAAGCAGTACTTCGGGAACTGCGGCTACAAGTATACGAACAGGCGCACAACCTTTAGGACGTATGAAAGTAGCTAGCAATGCTGTTACCGAAGTCAGAATTATTGAACCAGGCGGTGGATTTGCTAAAGGAAACGTTTCAGCTACAACTTCAAGCACTAACGTAATTACTGTAGACGATACTACTGGATTAAGTACTAGTTTGGCTAATAACCAACCAGTTGAATTCAGTGTAGCCAGTGGCGGACTAACTCTTAACACTACATATTATGTAATTGGTTCATCAATTGTAGCTAATACATCGTTCCAAGTAACTGCAACCGCAGGCAGTACAACACCTGTAGTACTAACTACGACTGTTCCAGTAGGAATGACTTATACCGCTGGACCTGTAGCAACACAGTTCGATCCTAACAAGGTAAACACAGCACCTATACGTGTACGTATGGGCGATGGTGCATTAGGAAATCCAAGTTTCACTAACAGAGGTTTGAATAATGCTACTGCTACTGCAAATACAGCAGGTGACGGATATGCGGATATATATCAAAACTCAAGTTATATTAATGTAAACAATGTATATGCTATCCCAACAGCTGGCGCAAACGTACAATTTGCAAGCATCACTGGAAGTAATCAGTGGTACAAGCTAGTAACAGTTTCAAACATATTAGGTGTTACTGGAAATTATTCAGCAACATTCCAAATTAATCCGGCACTTAGTACATTGTTAGCACCTCCTAACAACAATTTAATTACTACACGATTAAAGTATAGTCAAGTACGTTTAACTGGACACGACTTCTTATACATTGGTACTGGAAATCAAACACAAACTAATTACCCTAATGTAATTCCTGGTAATGCTATACAGGCTAACCAAAGTTATGCTACAGGTGGCGGGCGTGTGTTCTTTACAAGTACTGACCAAGACGGTAACTTTAACGTTGGTAACTTGTTCGGAGTTCAACAGTCAACTGGTACTGCTACATTGAACGCTAGTGCTTTCGCCCTAAGCGGATTGCAGAGTTTGACATTGGGTAACTTGTCAGTTGGTGTTGGATCAGCGACTATTACTAGTTTCTCAACAGATCCCTACTTTACAGCTAATAGTGACAGTGTTGTACCAACACAGAAAGCTATTAAATCTTACATTACAGCCCAAATTGGTGGCGGATCAAGTAGCTTGAACGTAAATACACTGACTTCGGGTCAAATTTATATTGCCAATAATACGATAAGTAATACTACAGGCAATCAAATTATTGTATCGAGCAAAATGACATTTACCGGCGGAATTGACGGAGCACCAGTTGCTCTAGCATTCTTCGGTCAGAGATAACATAAAAATTGGAGAATTAATATGGCAGGATCAGGAATAAAAGCAACAGCCCAGCTAACAGCGGGTAATATTGCGGCAGGAAGCGGAACGTTGTTATATACAGTACCAACTGGTTACTACGGAGTATACAACGTATCATTTACTAACACAGCAAGTGCATCACAAACTATCAGAATGTATATAGGTGCAAGTACTACAAGTTTACCAATAGCTAGTGAAATATTTGAGTATCAAACAACTATTGTTTCTAACGGTGTGTTTGAACGTACAGGTATTGTTATAGATGCTGGTAAAAACATTGTGGTAAGTAGTACCGGCGGCAGCGGCGGCGCAGGTACAGCTACCGGCGGTGTTACCGTAAACATCTACGGTATTGAAACATCAACATCATAAGAGATTAATATGGGACGATATAATACAGTTTTAGGCACCGGATCAACAACTACCGGCGGATCAACAACTCCTCAGAATGGTCAATTTACCACTATCACAGGTGCGGCGGGAAGTATTACATTAGCTTCTCCTGCTTCAGTTACCGGCCAGTCACAGGGTTTTTGGAATACTACCGGTGGAGCCGCAGTATTATCAACTCCCAGCGGTACAATTAATTTCCTTACAAATACGAGTTCTGCTAGCTATACAATGGCTAACAACAGTGTGATATTTTTAACTAGCGATGGTGTTAATTATATTGTAACTGGTACTGTAGGTGCCCAAATGGTCAATGTGACTGTTACTGGTACCTACACTGCCAGTGCGCAACAGTTGTTATGGGTTAATACTTCAGGCGGCGCATTTACAATTACATTGCCAGGAAGTCCAAGCCAGGGCGATACGATTCGTGTAGTTGATATCGCTAACACATTTAACACTAACAATTTGTCAATAGCAAGAAACGGTCAGCCTATTATGAGCAACACCACAGATGCAACATTAGTGGTAGCAACCCAAGGAGCGGCATTTGATATGATTTATTATGATGCTACTAGAGGTTGGAGACTATTTACAATTTAAGGTTAAACGATGGCAACATATTCAAGTTTTAAGAAGATTGCGGCAGACGGCCTGGTTGCTAATACTATTGTAACAGGCAATATTGCACCTAACACAATTACCGCAACCAATATAGCTAATAATGCTGTACCAAGTACGGCAATGAGTGGTGTTGTTACCTCTGCAAATTTAGCTACTTCTATTAATTTAAGTGGAAAGACTGTTACATATCGCCCCATTGTCAATGCAGACATTAGTGGTAGTGCCGGTATTAGCGGAACAACACTGGCCGGCAATGCAGTAATTACAAATATTGGATTTACTCCTGTTAATAGGTCAGGCGATACACTAACGGGGCAACTAACAATACCAGCAGGCTCGACCTCTAGTCCTAGTATTCAAAGTGCTAGTGATTCAGCATCAGGTATCAATATCACAACCAACAACATAGCTATTGTAGCAGGCGGTAGTGTGGCTATGAATATTGATAGCAATGGTTATATTACTAAACCTAATCATCCTGTATTTGCCGTATGCGGCCAAAACGGATGGTATTATGCCCCGCAGTTTGGTAGCACAGGTGAATGGGAAGTTGGATCGATATGGAATTGGAACACAGAACACCAATATGGCGGCAGTAATTTTAGTGGTGCTCCTGGAAGATTTACTGCGCCAGTAGCGGGATTGTATTATTTTACCACATGGTACTATATCTTAGACGACTCGAACACGGTGCCTAATTATTTCCATTTTTGGTTTAGAAAGAACGGTAATAAAAGTTGGACCGCAGGCGGACGTTGTCCTTATATTATGGCCAGACATGGTAACGTTAATGCCTATGAAGATGGCTACTCTCATACTGCGGTAATTGATATGAACGCATCGGACTATGTGAGTTGCGGAACTATTTTCCACGGTAACAGTAGTAGACTACATTCCGGGCATCAAACATTTAGTGGATTTCTAATAGGTTAATTATGGCAACATATTCAAGTTTTAAACAAATTGACAATCAGGCCATTATAAGCCAAAATATTACCAACGCTGATATTGCTACTGGTGGAGTTCCTACAGCCGCATTTGCCTCTGGTAGTGTTAGAACAGCAGACATTGCTGCCGCTACAGTTGGAACTACGCAACTGGCAACTACTTTAGACTTTAGTGGAAAAACTATGACCTATCGTCCGTTTGTCAACGGAGATTTTGCCAGCGGCTCGATTACAGGCAGTCAACTTGCTTCTGGCGCTAGTACTACAAACATAGGTTATACCACAGTTAACAAAGCAGGCGATAGTTTAACAGGCAATTTGATAATTCCCGCATCGAGTGTAAGTGCTCCGGGTGTAGCCGCTAGTAACAATACTAATACTGGAATTTATTTTCCAACTACAAACCAAGTTAATATAACAACAGCAGGTGCTGTGGCCAGCAACTTTAACAAATACGGCAGCGGCGTTGCACAAATGCAACCAAACATTCCGGCGTTTACTGCTTCTGGAAATGGTGGGTGGTTGTATAGAAATAGTTTTAACGTAGGTGTAAGTAACTGGAACGAACTTACAGTGGCCAACGGTTGGTGGACTTGGCAAGTTACTGCACAGAAAGGTGGCAGTAACTTTGCTCCGGGAGGCAGATTTACAGCTCCTGTAGCAGGATGGTACAGCTTCTACTCACAAACATATTACTACAACGATGCTAACAACAGCACTGGTTACATACACTACAACATCGGCTATAATGGATCAGCGAGTACTGACAGGACAACTGGTCGTCAGCCTCATACGTTATATGGCCACCAACTTAGCAATAACTACACCCCGGGTATTTCAGCTAGCATAGAAATTTATCTAAATGCAACTGATTTTTCATCACCACAACCATATTTTGGTGGAAACAACGGACGGATGCACGGCGATCATAGTTTGTGGTGCGGATACTTAATAGGATAATAGAACTAAATGGCAACCTACTCAAGTTTTAAACGTATCGCAACAGATAGTTTTGTTCCAAACACTCTAGTTAGTACCGATTTTGGTAACAACAGCGTAACTAGTGGTAACCTTGCGCCTGGCGCAGTTACCTCTACTACGTTGGCTAACAATTCTGTTGGAACCGCACAGCTAGCCTCTACACTTGATATTAGTAATGCTGGCGCAAACACTGTTACATACAGAACCGTTGTCAACGCAGATATTAGCAGTTCAGCAGGAGTAGACAGCACAAAACTAGCTAGTGGCGCCGCAGTTGCAAATTTAGGATTTACACCGTTAAACAAAAACGGTAGTAGCATGGCCGGCGCACTACAAACTATACAAGGTAGTGCAAGCACACCAGCAGTAGCATTGGCCGGCAACACTAATACTGGCATATTTTTTAACAATGATAATACTGTTCGTATTACCACTGCTGGCACAGAACGTGCTCGATTTGATGCAGGCGGCAGATTTGTTATGGGTGCAGGCTCACCACAAACCCAAGGTACACCCATGTTTCAAAGTCATGGAACCGGTGGCTGGTTGTATAATAACCAATTAGGTAGCGGAACTGGCTGGCAAGCAATCAACAGCGGCTTTGGGTGGACTGGATATCAACGTAACGGAAGTGGATTTGATTATACCAACGGTGTATGGACTGCTCCGGTAGCAGGACATTACTGCTTTCAATGGTTAACTTATCAACATAACGATACTAGCTGGACCAGTACCACAGGACACATGCACATGAGCTTGGGCAAGAATGGTGCTGTGTCAGGCTTGCCGTCAGGTCGTGTGCCGCATGGTATTTTTAGCCACGGTAATGGAAGTCCTTATCCACACGGGATCCACTGGCAACAACAGTTATATCTCGCCGCAGGCGATAACTGTCGAGTATGGGGTAACTGGACTAGCAACAACAACAGATTCCATGCTTCTCATTCTTTCTTTAACGGACATTTAATCGCATAAATACAGCGGAGACCTTACAATGACACAGAAATTTTCAATACATTTTACTAAACTAGAAGCCTACTTAATGGAACACATAGCAGTCGATGTGGCTGATTGGCTTCAAAATATGGTCGATTGGCGGGTTAGAATTGCAGAAGATGCATTCCTGCCACAGGCCACTCAGGCCATTATTGATTCTGGTGCAACACATTTGCCGGCCACACGAGAAGGAATTATAAATGCGGCTCCTAATATGTTACCAAAGGATCCAAACTGGACTCCTATGGAAAGAGATTTGCCCGATGATGATCGTGTAGAATACGAATTTGAACTAGCCGACGATGAAATAAAAACTCTAGAATGGATGTGGGAAAATCCGCACCAGCATATTCACGATATGGCGGTTGAGCGAGCACAAATTGGCATCAAAGAAAAAGCAGATTATATTAGAAAAGAATTGCTAGCTGACCCAACTTGGACAGATCCGATTCCATTAGATCCTGTAACACTTATAGATCTAGTGCATTTGAAAACAGCCGCACAACATAAAATTGATTCTAGTGCAGGCATTGAACACATGATGGCAAGAATGGCGGAAGAACCTGGATATGTTCCACCTGCTGTTCCATTTGTAATATTTAAACATCACCCTGAAGCAGAGCAACCTTGGATAGATCCTAACGCATCAACCCATAATAAAAAGCACCGTAAGGTGCTTTTTTATTCTTTTCCGTTAAAGAATCTATGTTTTAAATACTGATAATGACTAGGGCATTTTTCCGCCGCTAATTCGTTTTTCTTTTTCTTCATGTTCCAGTATTGAAGTGTGCTAGGTCTAAGCAGTGTTTGCTCTGGTGATCCGCCACCAATAACATATAATTGATCATATCCGATTTTTTCTACAGACTGTCGATTAACTGGTAGTATGTGATTACCTACAAATATATCTGGGATGCCTCCTAAATTATTACCCATCTCGTGGTCTTCTAATAACTTTTCTCCAAACTCCGAAGTCATAGTACGCATATCTGATAAATCTTTGTCAATTAGCCTGCGATCCATTTCGATATTTTCAGTAACATGTTGCCAGTATGGTGTGTCTCTGCGAGAGCTTAGTACATAATGATATGTTACAAAATGCTTAAATCCTTGCATGACCTTGTTGGCCAATTGATTGTACCAATCAACATGCATTTTGTTAACTTGTTCATTTTCCAAAGTCTGGTATAATAAAATTAACATTTCTTGAACGCTTAGTAATCCGGTACTTTCTAATGGCTCAATAAATGCATAGCTTAGTCCAACGGCTACAACATTTTTTTCCCATCCTTTTCTATGAGTACCGTTCTTAATTTTGACCAATCTAAATTCTAATTTATCAGCACGATTGGGATCGTAGTATGTCATTTTATCACTATTAAGATAGGCTTTGTATTCTTGTAAAGCATCTTCTACACTGATAAAATCACTGCTAAACACATAGCCACTGCCGATACGATGATATAACGGAATATTCCAAACCCAACCGTTGTTATAGGCTGTACAGTTTGTGACATTTTTCATCTCTAATTCCTTATCATTGTAAGTAACATGACAAGTCCATGCATGATCATTAGGTAGCCATTTTTTAAAACTTTCAAACTCTACTCCCATGGTTTGTTCTAGTAATAAACTTCTAAAACCAGTGCAATCGATAAACAAGTCACCTTTGACTGTGTCTCCATTTTTTAGAACAAGATGATCTAAATAGCCATCGCTATCTTTATTAAGTTCCGTTATATGTTGTTGAATATGTTCAACTCCGTTAGGAATAGCAAATTTTTCTTTTAAGAATTTTCCAAATAACTGTGCATCCATATGATATGCTGTGTCATTTTTAAAACTGTAGCCTTCTAATTTAGGAGTTGTTTCATTGTCGCATATCTTATTGTTATATATCAAGGGCATTGTACTATATGAACATTCGTAAAAATCATTCCATGGAGTATCTGGATACAACACTTTTTTATGATACCAATCAGTAAGGCCGCTGATAGTATTTTTTCTATCTTTTGTCCCAAACGGATAGTAAAATGTTTCACCTACTTTATAAAAATCGGTAAACTGAATGCTTAGTTTATAGGTACAATTACAATATTCCATCCAGTCCTTATCTTCTAACCCTAAAAAGTGTAAGAATAAATTTATTGTACCTAGAGTAGATTCACCTACTCCTACGGTTGGCACATCGGGACTTTCGACCAAGACAAACTTTTTGTTAGGAAACTTTCTAGATAGTAGTGCGGCAGTCATCCAACCGGCACTTCCGCCCCCTACAATGACAATTTTTTCTATAGGTTTTTTCATATTGTTATTCTTTAAAATAGTTGTAATTCATTTTTTCGTCAATGACTCTTAAATTATGAGGAGTAAAGAACCATGATCTTCCAGTCAGTGATGTTCCATTCTTGTGCATTTGTTTATATTCAGTGATAGTATTTGCAAATTCTTTGCTGTTATTTAATCTCACATTTGCTTTATCTTTGGCATATTTCCAAAATTCAGTATCAAAGTTAGTACCACCGTGATACAAAAAAGACAACATATCTTCTAGAGATTTTGCTAGTTTAGTAAATTCAGTGTTTACAAACATTTCATTATATTTTTCTTGTTTGTTTAAATGATGTAAGAATAATTCGGCAATCTCAATATAGCAAAAAATACTGCTTGCACTTAACGGTTCAAAGAATAAAGCTCTGTTACCGTTTTTTAATATACGCTTATCTAATACTTTTTTAGTATAGTATGACTTAAATTTATATTCTTTTAAATCATCTTTAGTTACATTGGTCAAAAACATTGTAGACATGTCGTCTAGTACTTGTTCTTCAGTGCTTATAGAATCATTAAACAAGTAACCATAGGTATGTCTAGTAGTTAATGGAATACCAAAAGTCCAACCGTGCTTTGTTGCAATATGTTCAGTACATAAAAATTGATCAGCCATATGCGGCGGCATACTATAAACAAAACACCGATTGAGCGGAGAGCAATCGCTTATGTTATAGCTGGTATAATCAGACGGAAATCCTCTGCAATCAATAACATAGTCAAATTTTTCAACAGTATTGTCTACTATTACATGCACACACTGGAATTCATTTGTAACATCAGTTACTTTGCCTTCTAAAACTTTAAATTTTTCAGGCCACAGTTTTTTAAATCTTTCAAAAGCAAATTCTTTTAGTTTAAAATTGTTAAAATGTAAAGCGTGACCTGCTCCAAATAATGGATTAACCCAGTCGTACTCTCGCCAGTTTATATATTTGGTACCAAATTTAAGAGTGCCGTCGATCTGATCTAAATCTGTAGTTAGATTAAATCCAGTTCCGTTTTCCAGTGTTGAAATAAAATTAGGATTAGTGCTTTCACCTATACCTAATATAGGAGTCGAAGGATCGTATATAGAAACTACATCCCATACATTACCAAGCCACGGAATAATATGAGAAATAGATGCAATTCCCGCTGTGCCGACTCCTATAACTCCTAACCGTTTTTTATTTAAATTCGGGACCATAAATCCAACCTACTATTGCATAGCGAGTTCCACGAGTTACTGGAGTTACACGATGAGTCATATAAGAAGGAAAAATGGTCATATTACCTTTATGTCTAATTTTTGGCTCCTTAACGCTTGGGTTAAATTCTAAATCTCCGCCTTCATAATCGTTAGGATCTGATAATTGTATAGAAAATGATAATTTTCTAATAAAGCTATCAATAAGCAAATCGGTATGATACTGGTAATGATCTTCTCTCTCTGCTGAATATTTAAAAACAAGCGGAGCATCTTTTTCGTTAAACCCATCTAAATGAAATCTAAATAACTTACTATTGATTTTAAAAATAGTCTTAAAAATATTGTCTAGCACTTCATCATCTAATCCATCTCGGGCAACAAGAACACTACGATGCTCTTTAGCCTTTATGAATTGCCCAAATTTAAAAACAGTGCCTTCAGACCATTTGTTATTATTACATGATTCGACTATCTCGTCACATTTTTCGCTGGTAATAAATGGCACTGTAATTACACTTGGCAATCCTTTCCGATTATCATCAAGAGGAGACCGACTTACTATCATTACTCTTTGCCATTGTAAATGTTATCTTTGAGATATTGATAGTGCGATGGCGCATCGTTTACTAGAGATTCTATATATTCTTTTTTCTGATCCCAGTAATCTTGTGTTTGACTTGTGTAGAATTCCGGTACTTGTCCGTGTCGAGCTTTGATTATCATTTTTGTAATCTCCAGCTGAGTTACAGAGCATGGCAATGTGTTCATACCTACCAATATATCGGGCATACCCCCCATGCTAGGATCTGCTGGAAGATTATGTACTTGTAACAATTTAACAGCTAGGTCGCTAGTTGCCGACGGAACTTGTGAGAATTTACGATCTAACATTAAAGAATCCATCTCAATTTGCTCTGTGATATATCTCCAATATTCTGTATCACGGCGTGACGAAAATACATAATGATATGTTACAAAGTTTCTAAAACCATCCATAATATTATTACAGATAAAGTTAAAGTGGTCAACATGTATTTTGTTAACTTGTCTGTTATGCAACGTTTCACATAATTTTAATAACATTTCTTGCACACTCAGCAAGCCAGTACTTTCTAATGGCTCAACAAACGCATAACTTAAACCAATACCAACAACGTTCTTTTCCCAAGCCTTACGGTGTACTCCATTTTTAATATCTATCAGCCTAAACTCTAAAAATTGGCTTCGAATTGGATTTTTTAGAGTCATGTTATCGCTATTAAGATGATCCATGTATTCTTTTAATGCATCTTCTTCGCTGATAAACTTGTTAGAAAACACATAGCCACTACCGATCCGGTTATAAAGGGGAATATTCCATACCCATCCGTTTCCGATAGCAGTACAGTTTGTAACATTCTCCATCTCTCGTTCTTTGTGTGCATAAGGAATATGTGTAACCCATGCTTTATTATTAGGCAGATGACTTGAATAAGACTCAAACTCTACACCCATAGTTTGTTCTAGCAATAACGATTTAAAACCCGAACAATCGATGTATAAGTCTGCATCAATAATGTCACCGTTATCTAGTTTTAGTCCAGCAACAAAGCCATCTTCTTCTTGAAGTACGCCTTCGACATTGGCACTGATATGTACAACGCCGTTAGGTATACATACCTTTTCTTTTAAAAATTCTCCAAATAACGTAGCATCCATGTGGTAAGCTGTGTCATTTCGAAAACTGAATCCAGGTAGTTGTCCGTCTGCATTGTCAAATATCTTTGATTTATAAATCATAGGCATTGAACTGTAAAAACTTTCATAAAAGTCATTGTTATCCAACTCTGGATTCATAACTTTCTTCACGTACCAATCAGTTCCGCCTTGCTGGGTATTTTGTAAATCTTTTAAACCAAATGGATAGTAAAAAGACTTGCCTTGCTCGTAAAAATCTGTAAATTTGATAGCCAACTTATATGTAGCATTACAATATTCCATCCAATCTTTATCTTCAAGCCCTAGCAGGCCCAAGTATTGATTAATAGTTCCTAGGGTAGACTCACCGACTCCAATAATAGGAATATCTGGACTTTCTACTAGAGCAATTTCTATATTTGGAAACTGCTTAGATAACATTGCCGCGCTCATCCATCCAGAGCTTCCACCGCCCACAATAATAATTCGTTTAATTGGTTTTTTCATTTAAGTCCTTCATGTCCTTTCAGTATTTATTTTTGCATGCCACCCGTCAACAATGATCTGGTTCTTGATAGTATCTACAAAATGATTTCTATGAAGATTCCATGATATTGAAATCCTGGTACTATCTGTTTTATTTTCGTATACACAATGTTGCAACCACCCGGGGAATAATATAATTTTCCCCACGGCCGGCTTAATTTCTGCATATTTTGCCACCCCGTGCCCTACAGGAAATATTTCTTGTTGCATCCAAGGTACAGGATTCATCAGCCCAAAATCGCCGTCATTACCGGTAGTCTGGTAATAGTAAGTTCCAGATATCGTAGAATCTTGATGAAAATGCCAGTCTTGTTTTTGACCTTTTGATGTTTTATTAATCCAGCTATGCTGTAAAGATACTGGTGCAGGATGCCATGCTTTTGATTGTTCGACATATTGCTTAACATGTTTTTCAATATACTTTCTTAAATTTACTAGCTCAAAATCTTCTATAGTATTATATCTAGATTTTATGTTAGTTTGAACGCCATCGTCCCACCCTGGAGGATTTGAAAAAGTATCTGTAGCTTCTATTAAAGGTAATTTCTTCCTAATTTCATCCTGCACCAAGAATATTTCTTGTTGAGTACCTTGATGTTCATATATTAAAACAGGAAAAATTGGTCGAACTGACATTACAGTCCTTTATCTTTCAGTATTTTTCTACGCTTGTAGTATTGTCCATTAAGGGTAAAGGACATTTCACCTACTTGTTTTAAGTATTCACTATAATCCACCGTATGCATCTTAATCATTACATCGGATTCGGATAACGGAATTACGTGAGCTAATTCCTTACCCGCAGGAATAGTTAAATCTGCCGGAAACATTTTTTTCGGAATTAATAAGTTAACACTGGTAGTATGTTGATATTTGTAGTCAACCATGCCGTTTACTACGAACGGTTTAAATTTATCATCATGCCAAAAACAATTAGTAAAGAGAAAATTTACACCAGTTTTTTCTTTGATCTTCCACGGGCTATTTAATTTCAGATGTTGATAGTCGTTAAGGTAATCGCCCCATTGTTTTTGATTATGTCCTTCGGCACTTTCTTCAGGAAACCACTTTAACATTGAATTTTCAGTGCTGATCCAAAAGTCTTGCCAACTTTGAATTATAAATCCAGTTCTAAATAATCCCGTTACACCCGGGCATGTTTTCATGGTACCACGACTTGGACCATTATGCTTAACTGTAGTTGGTAATTTTTTCCAGAAATCGGGCAATCGTTCTTCGGCATTTACTAGGGGGAATAACGTTTCTACTTCAGGATGATGTGTAAAACAATCTAGTACAATTTTTGGTTTTTTAAAAAAGAATGTGAACATAATTATCTGTAAGTTTTTTTAGAATGTAGTAATTTAGCATATATTCCAGACCAGTATGTACTCATGCGATACTTAAAACTAGATTTATTATACTCGTCTGTACGTACTTCCGACGACATAGTCCAATCATCTCTTTTAAAAGGAAAGACTACAACTAACGGATCTCCAGGCATAATAGTAAACTCTTTTTGTTGAACTAGTGCAACAATACCAATAGGCTCGTCATGCTTGTCTGTATCGACAACGCCTGGAAAGATTGAAAATGTTTTTCTAAAATGATAATACGGGTCGAATATCATACAGCTATATCCCGGCGGCGTCTTAATATGCCAAGGCTGATATATCTTCATGTAGTGACTTTTTTGGCCGTCGACTGCAACTTGTGCCTGCTGCCACGGATGTTTTCCTACTACTTTGTCAGCATGACGGCAACGAGCTTCAAAGCTATTAAAAAAATGTTCGTCTACTTCTTTTTTAACTTGTATTTCGTAAGATGCACGTATAATATATCCAGTAGTCATATAGTCTAATACTGGAACACATCGTTTAATAGTTGGTGTGTGTGGCACAGTAACATCCATATACTCTCCTACTTCTACAGGAGTATCTTTATACCAATCGGGTATTAATTTTGAAGCAGGCAAAACAGGAAACATTTCTAATGTTTCGAGATCGCTAGTTGAAAAAGTTATGTTATTGTTCATTTAAAACTCTTAGGAGAATGGAAGATCCGTTTATAAGCATTATACAAGAAAAATTTTGATTTGTCTAGTATTTTGTCAGTAGTAAATTCTGCTTCCCAATCGTCTCGCTTAAATGGAATAATATGTAGTAATGGATCGCCACAAAAAAATCGTACTTCTTCGCTTTTTCCTGTTAAGAAACCAATCACTGGAATTTTTTTATCAAACTTATCTGTGTCTATAATAGCAGGCAAAATGTGTACATCTTGATTGTAAAAATAGTATGGTTGCATTACTAAGCAACTATACCCGGGTGGCGTTTGAATAGACCACGGAGATTCAAATTTGAAATATTTTCCTCTCTTTTTATCTTGAGACTTCATAGGACAAGTGGGCTCTTCGAATATAGATACAGGACCGTTTGGGTTTAATCCAAACATTTTTTCTAAATCTGAATTCTTTGCTACGGTAGCATTTGTATCGCTAAAACTACCGTCTTTTACTTCAAGTGCAGTTTGTATTTTCATTGCCGGCGCAAAATTTACAAGTTTTTCAGAAACTCTAACTTCAAACGTTGCACGAATAATATACCCCGACGACATCAAATCACTAACAGGTACACACGCCCGCACATTTTTTGTAACAATCTCGTCGAACGCATACGACTCTTTAGCCTCTGGCAGTTTAGTATACCATTCGGGCAAAAAGTCTTTAGCAAGAATTGGCGGCCAATGCTCTAATGCAAGGGAGTCGTTAATATTAAATTTTATTTTCATCGTCTACCTTTATTTTCATCGTCTATTTCTATTAACCAGGTGGTTAAAATATACTTGTCAGTGTCACCGATTGGAGGGTTTCCACGATGTGTGTGAGTCCAGTCTGCTGGCCATATTAACAATTTATTTTTTTTAGGAACTACACGAGTATTCTGATAAAGAAATTCAGTTTCTCCAGCTTCATCGATGTTGTTCATATACAGTTGTATTACTATTTTTCTTCTAGAATTTTCATATAACGATTCGTAATGCCACTGATGAAAACCTTCGCCAGGTGCAATTTTCTTCATTTTAATTTGATCTACTTTATAAGATACGTCTTGCAATATGCTAAATTTTTCTGTATAAATTGGAAATATTTTCTCCCACAACACTTCAAGGAAATGATTTATATTTTTTGGATTCACAGTATTAATTACATTGTGATTTAACAAAAATAATTGTTCGTCGTCTTTTCTATGTTTAGGAATATTATCTCGGTAATGTAACGATAGTTTGGACATTGAATCATAATAGCTAACTAGTTCATCTAAGTAGGCATTTTTAAAATAGTTTTCAAAAATTCCGATAAATCCATTAAACTCGTATTTTTCAAAATTCATGATTTCATTCCTAATCTTATGTTACCGGCTAAGGATATCCTAACGTCATCAGACGTATAAAAAGGATAAACATGGTGTTGCAATTCAGCTGGGAAAATAGCAATCTTTCCTTCCCAACGTCGATCGACAGGCAAAAAATGACTGGTTAGTTTTCCTAATGCATCTGTATACATAAATTCAAAATTGCCAGTTGAATTTTTTACAAGGTCCTGATTAGCCTCTTTGTCTTTTTCGTCTTCAATATTAAAAGGTACATGTACCCATAACACAAAACTGTAAATCCCGGAATGGTTATGCATTGGCAAGAATTCAGCAGGACGTTGAAAATTCATCCAAACTCTTTCAAGCTCTAGTCTAGATGCAATTTGATCAATGTTAACAGTGTAATTAAACATCCTGTTAAAATAATTAAAAGTTTCTTCAAATTTATCAACAAATTTAAATACTTCCTTCATTAATAAATCTGTAGTTTCTGGAGTAATCGTGTATTCTTTGGTATACCCAAATTTTCGTTTGCCGTAAGCTCGTAATAGATCTTTAGAAGTCTCTAATCCACCCGACTCTTCAAAATCTTTTTTATGTATTTGTGCTTCTTTTTTAATACGTTGGAACACAAAGGGATTCAAATCCTCTATTAAAAATCCTACATTTGTAAAATTAATAGCTGTCATATTAATATCCTATAATTTCGCCATCTAATTTTAACATAATATTCATGGCAACTACAACCCTCAATGCGCCCGAATAGTCAGGTGTTCGATGATCTAACCAACTTGGAAATAACACTAGATCGCCTTCTTCTACTGTGCATTGCTTGTCGTATGGACGATATAAATCAGGAAGTTTTGTAGTATCTTTAGTAGGAACAACGCCCTTCATCATTCGTGCATTGGGATTTAAAAATATTGTACCGTTAGTGTTGGATGTATCTAACTCAATATAGTGTACTCCTGACCATTGTATATTACTGGGCCCACCAGTATGGTCATGAACTAGTGTATTGTTTGTGTCAGTCATCATGCCGTACCAGCAAGTAAGGTCGTAACTCCACCCTTTATTAAAATCTATACCTGTAGTTTTTAAAAATTCTGTTATATCTTTGTCGTAGAATTTAGACAACATAGCCCATGGCGCTTTAACAGCGCCTGGAATGTAATCAGTATATACATTTGCCGCTGTGTCGTTAACGCCATTCTTTAAAAAATGAGGATAGATATTATCCATCAAATATTTTTTAATCTTGGCATGATTTGTTACCTTTAATTTAAATAAAGGGACGGGAAATAACGGAATCTCTATAACATCAGGCATGTCAGTCTACCCATTTACTTTGAGGTCCGACATCGGCTGACTCAAATTCGTAAAAGTCAATAAAAAATAGTAGCGTGGTTCTAGGCTGGCTAGACTTGGTTTTAAAATTATTAGGCCGATGCCACAGATTTGAATCATATGCGATTAACCTATTAAACAAGTTTCCTATCTTTACTGTCTCTGAAAAATTAGCATGATTATTATCTAAATCTTGTTTATATTGATCTGTAGCAATACCACTTACATTAAATTCTTTTCTAGAAACATAATCCTCGATACTAAAATCACGCTGACCTTGTTTAAGGAAAATGCTAGTACCGGTGTCAAAACTAACTTCGTCTTCGTTTAAATATACAAGCCCTGCCAGTGTAACATCGTCGTTATGTATCCACCCCGAGTTTGCATGATCGTCATCGTACACATCATTAATATGAAAACTAATATGTATCACAAATCGTTTAATACCTGGGAATACTTCTTTTGCAATTTTTTTAGCAAAGAATATTCCAAATTCTTTAGTCGCAGGATCTTTAGATTCCAACAGGTTAATTGTGCGTTTTCCTGGAAATCGTTCAGATCCTTCGTATGTTTGTCGATTGGCCAACTCTATAACTTTTTTAGGATTATTAAAAAAATTGTTTTTACAAATTACAGTACCTGCAAGCGGATGAGATGTTTTATCAAGTTTATGAGAATTGGCCATTATCTTTTCCTACAAAGATTAAAAACCATAGTAATTCTTCCGTCATCTTTATTACGTGTTCTCGGAACAAGGTGCGGAAGCCATGCTTCCCACATTAAAAACATTCCTTTTTTTGGAGTTATTATCACTTCAGAAGTATTAGTGCTAGTTGGTCGATCATTTAATTTGTCAAGATGGACAAAATCTCTAAACGGTCTTGGGTCAGTTAATATCAAAGAGGCCGAACCTTCTGGTGCTTGCAAATATAATAATCCTGATAATATTGCTTCGGGGTGTGTATGCTCTTCATGGAACGCACCGTCAAACATTTCACTAACAAAAACAAAGGAAAAAAAGTCTAGGCCTTGTGTACTGTAACCCAAGTCTTGAAGATATTTTTTTCCTGTTTTTTCTATAAAAATTCTAAAAGGTTCTATATCAGGCATGTAGGCAATGCCACCTGAATTGTTATATCCAAAAGTAGTATTGTAATCCCATTTCTTACTGGCAAATTCAGGGTTGTCTAAATACTTCCTAGCAACTGGCAACATGGCATTTGCTAAAATTGGGTTAAACTCCGATAATATGGCTGTTGGAAAATGATAATTGATCATATTGACCCTTGGGGATTACGCACCATGTCAAATGCATGATGATAATTTGGACCAAATATTTTTACATAGTGCAAAAATGCTTGAACACATTCTTTTCCTTTGAACTTTTCACGCCAGTGTAAAGATTTTGCGCCTTTATAAACGACGGCATCGCCTTTCTTTAAAACTATACCTTCAGATGATCCATCTGGCCTAGTCATATAGATTGGCCACTCGTCGCCTGCTAAATTTACACTAACACTAATTTCACACGCTTCGGCATCGGTATGTTTGTGTAATTCAGCACCAGTCTTATACCATCTTGCATAACAGTATGTAGGATATAATCTTTCACCAACTAAATCGTTCATGTAAAAGATTTTCGTAAATAAAATTGCTTGAATAGCATCGTGTCCGTAAACAGCAGGACTTCCTGGAACATAGCTATCAGGTTTAGCTTTAGCAAAATTTGTAATACAATATTTTTTAAAGTCGTTGGCAATCATCTCGGCGCCATCCTGATGTATAAAATCTCTAACTACAAAGAAGTTATTAGCTTCTAATAATTCTCTGTTAGTCATTTAATCAAATTTAAATTCTACAGACGGTGTTGGTTCATCTGGATCCATAACGGCCCATGCATCCGACTCGGGCATACACCAATATGTTTCCCCCTCGATGACCACTTTTGATCCTGCGGCAGGGTGAAATAAAATTCTCTCGCCCACTTTAACGGTCATAGGAATAAGCACACCTGTTTTTTCAGAATATTTTCCCGGGCCTGCGGCCACAATTAATCCTTTTGAAGTTTTTTCATCTACAGAAGAACCTGTTAAAACAATACCGCCACTGGTTGTTGTTTGTGCGTCTTCTCTTTTAACCAGCAATCTATCGTGAATTGGTCTCAAAATTGGCATTTTTTTTCCTTAAAAAATAATATACCATATTTATAGGTAGTTTTTTAGGGAGTACTTAAATTAGATCAACTAGGTCAAATATAGTTTGTAATTTTGTGCGTATAGTTTTGCTTGAAAAACTATTGCGTAACCCTTGGTGCAGGGGTTTTGGAGCACGGTCTACCGTTGCCCATGCCCATCCTTGATGTTCGTCACTGAGCTCGGGTACAAACTCTTTATCTATTACGCACAAATAAGTATGGAAATTAAACACCTTGTCATTAGACACAAATGTTTCTAAAGGAATTGTTTTGATTATTTTTGGTATACTACCAATTTCTTCAGTAATTTCGCGCTGTAAACCTTGCCATGGAGTTTCGCCGACTACATTGGTGCCCCCGACTAGTCCCCAAGTGCCTTCATGTTTACCGCTGGCTTTTTGTAATAGTAAGAATCGTCGTGTAGATTTAGCGTAGAACAATGCTCCGCTACAAACTATTCTATCCGTTACAAGACTATTCTCCATGATCCAGCGTCATACGTACCTTCAAAGCTCTTGTTCCATGAGATACCATTCCACATGTACTGAGCACTAGTATATGTATTTGTTTGCCAGACCATAGTGTCGTAAAACTGACTAGAATTAAAGACTACATTCCACTTAGTTCCGTTCCATTCAATGATGTCGTTTGTTTTTGCCACTAGTGTGCCCCACACTGTACTGTAATTCGTAGCGGCAGTACCCGGGGTTCCAGTCCATTGAGTATTTTTAAGATTATCAAGCGAGCCAATATCCTCAACTAACAAGAAGCGCAAACCAAGTATGATAGGTTGATCTGCTATTTCTTTACCTGTTGGACGCAATGGATCATAAGTTAGTGGATTAATAATAGCATCAAAAGTTCCAGGACTATTGGGACGATTACCGGCCGTTGCATTGTAGCCTAACATATTATCTAATTTACCAGTACTATCTATGCCAGTGTTACTTACTAGTGTATCTGGATTCCAATTAACACGTAGTATACTAGTATCTAGTGGATCTATCGCAACTGTGCCTATTACTTCTGTGTTATCGGGCTGTTTCAAATAGATACTGCTAGATCCGGCAACATATTTTCCGGGATAACTATTAAAAATTTCAGTCCAATCTATAGGAGCAGTTAATCTTACAGGATTAGGATCGTTAGTTGGTTCGTTGGGAAATAATGAACCAGCTGGGCCCAAGGCGAGTACTGTGTTTGCATATACTTCTATCTTATAATCAGAAATAGTTACAACATTTACATCAATGAAATCGCCAAAACTAGTAGTGGAACCTACCGGATCTGTTCCAAGCCCTTCCACGTATGTGCCGCTGGTAGTGCTTGAACCGTATAAACTAGAAACAATTTTTGTAATAACACCGAGATGTTTTACTTTGACTGGAGGATTGACCCATATAGGTGTTGATACTTTTAAAGTGGCAATGTCGTTGCCACTGTCGTTGCCCACCGGAACTGTGCGACTACTCCAATTGATGTCTAATAAATTTAGTACAGTAATACTGGTCCAGTCAATGTAGTTGTCATTGGTCTGCAATTCTAAACTGGGGTTAAACAACACCAACATTTGTTCAAGTATTTGTAATTTTTGATCAGTACTTGAACTCCAAATATCTACTTTTAATTTGAGATCAAACGGTGTCGGCATTAGTCTTTCAACAGTATAATTTTTACCTTGACCTTGAGTATATGTGCCAGCACTAATATCTCGTTCTCTGATTTGAACTTTGTCCACAAATGTTTGATCTGCCAGACGATCACGATCCATGCTTAAACTTTCTACGTAAACAGCAATACGTGGGATACTGTTTACTTTGTTTTCGCTGTTGCCGCGAATAATACTGGCCACTTGTCTGTCTGGATCTCCGTACATAACTGGCACTCTGTGCAAGCTACCATCGCCATATTTGACCACAAAGTTACTGAATACACGAATAACTTGTGTAATATATCGTCTTACTTGACCGTCGTAAAAAAATTGCATTAGAAATCTGCCCTAGGTTTAAGTACCTTAGTGATACTTTGACGTTGTTCTTCTCTGTTGTTATAGAATGTAACAGTCCATATTCCAGTAAACGGAATTACTTCTTGTGTACTATCGTCTAACACACCGCTTGGATTATCGCTAGCCGCAGACCCACCGTCTTCTTTTTGTGTAGTAGGTGGCGGATAGCTTTGAAATGCGCCACCACCGTCTATATTAGTTGTATTGGGAACTAGTGGTAGATTGATTTGTATGCATGGAGTAACAACTCCATCTAAATTTGTATATTGATAACTGGTAAACAATCCAACATGATCACTCAGTGCATACGCCAGTGTAGTTGTTTGATATTTCAATACAACATACGCACAAGTAGCAAATGTAAACGGAACATGAGTTCTAACAACTGTTGCATCAACTGTTAATTTAACAGCATCGCTCGCTTGACTATCGTTGTAGATGTAAGTAGTATTATTAATAAAACTAGTCTTTAATGTATTTCTAGTATCGTTATTAGTCATATTCATACGTACACTATCTTCATAAGCTATCCAACCATTGCCATTAAATTTAAATAATCTGTTAGGCATAAAATCAGTACGCAAGAAGAAATCGTTAGTTACTGGACTATTAGGAAATTGAATTCCAAAACCAAACTCGTACCCGTTATCAGGATATCCGTCGCCTAGCAAGTAACCAGTATATCCACTTCGCTGTGGCATACCTGCAACTGCACTGGCATTGAGATTTTGTGCAACACTACTAGCGCGAATGTCTGTTTCGTCAGCAGTTGATAATACAGGGTTGCCAGTGAACGGGTCTGCGGCCAATGTATAAAATTGACGAGTTTCATGTCCGCTCTTAGGAGCATCAGCTTCTGCTTGTGCTACATTTTGATCATTAATATTAAGTTCTGCATTGTAAGTGCTTAATAAATCTCGTAAGGTGGTATTTGCCACTGGATCGCCGTTAGCATCTTTTGCTGGCTCGTTAAAGATTGATGCAAATTTCTGGTTATCAGTAACACGTTTAAGTTTTAATCTATATAGATGCGGAAACCACGTAACGCTGAAACCTTCGCTAGCACGGCCCACATCTTCGATAACATAGTATCTTGGCAAACTAAAATCAAAATCGTTAAGCGCAAAGTCATCGCGTAAATGTGGTAACTCTAACACATCGCCACTTATAGGTTTACGGCCTATATACTTGATAAAATCATTAATATGCACAGTCATAAACAATGTGTCATTATCGATAAACAGACCAAACTGACTTAGATTAAAATCAATGTTTGCTACATTATAAAGTCCGCGAATTCTGTAAATTTGTGTATCGTACGTGCCGTCACGATTTTCTAAAAATAACAAATCTTGTATGTTTGTCACACTTCGATCGGCATACATGGGCTGAGATGCAGTGGCATTATCAGCAGTAGTATTTGCACCTATGTATTTGTGCAAATATACGTCGGTTCCTCCAGCTTGGAACATCTCGCTGGATTGACGGTCTATGAACTTGTAATCAAGTCCTTTTTCTGGTTTGAATAGGGATAAGCGTGGCATATGATATTTATCGCCAGCTAAATATACATGGAGAACAAAACATGGATGATTTAGCCCCAAGTACGCAATCTAATTCCGTAACAGAACGAAACAAAGTATTTGACTATGTACGTCAAATGCTCGGTGAAGGTATGATTGATGTAGAATTAGACCCTATACATTACGAAACTGCTTTAGATCGTGCGTTAAATCGTTACCGTCAGCGCAGTCCTAACGCTGTAGAAGAAAGTTATTTGTTCTTAGAACTAATACAGGATCAAAATGAATACAGACTGCCCGATGAAGTTATTACTGTCCGTCAAGTATTTCGTAGAGCTATTGGCTCAAGAAGTGGAATTGGTGCAGGTGGTACTTTATTTGAACCGTTTAATTTAGCCTATACAAACACCTACCTTATGTCGGGTAGCATGATGGGCGGACTAGCAACTTATGATGCCTTTGCTGGCTATCAAAAATTGGTAGGGCGTATGTTTGGTAGTTACATAGAATTCTTATGGAATCCAACCAGCCACTTGCTGGATATTTTGCAACGTCCGTTTGCCCAAGGCGAACAAATTCTTGTGCAAAGTTATAACTATCGGCCAGACTGGGTGTTGTTACAAGATGTTTATGCCAAGCAATGGTTAAAAGATTACACTCTTGCCACTAGCAAACAAATGCTTGGACAAGCACGTAGTAAATTTGGATCAATCGCAGGCCCTGGATCACCGATTACATTGAACGGCACAGCACTTCTGGCCGAAGCTAAAGAAGAAATTACCAATTTAGATAAAGAATTGGAAACATTAATTGCCGGCGGAACTGGTTATTACTTTATAACTGGCTAACAAATATCTTGACCTTGTAATAAAACTGTTATATACTAGCAGTACTTTAGGGGGTTCTATGATCATAGGTGTGTGCGGTTTTATTGGTTCTGGCAAAGATACTATTGCCGATTATCTTACTAACTTTCACGGTTTTAGACGAGAATCGTTTGCAAACTCCCTCAAAGATGCAGTAGCACAAGTGTTTGGTTGGGACCGCACTATGCTTGAAGGTCGTACTAAACAAGCTCGTGAGTGGCGTGAACAAGTAGATCCGTGGTGGAGCGAACGTTTGAATATGCCCAATCTTACCCCACGCTGGATCTTACAGTACTGGGGCACAGAAGTTTGCCGCAAAGCATTCCATGATGATATATGGATTGCCAGCTTAGAAAACAAACTACGTAACAGCACTGATGATATTGTTATTAGCGACTGTAGATTTCCTAATGAAATCAAATCAATTAAAAATGCGGGCGGCATTGTTATCCGTGTAAAACGTGGTGCAGAACCCGAGTGGTACACTGATGCTGTAGATATGAACGCAGGCGATACTTGCATGAATTGGATGTTGGCTAAAACTCGCATGGAAAAGCTAGGAATTCATGCTAGCGAAACTGCCTGGGTCGGTACTAAGTTTGATGCAATCATGGACAATAACGGAACAATTGACGATTTGTACGCACAGGTACAAACACTCATAAGTCCGGAACAAGACCCCCTTGACGCCATTTCACACCTTCTTTGTGAAGAGTCCTTTGACAGTTCGCACACACAGTTTTGAGATTTGTAGGATGGCAGTTATTTAAATTGCCATCTACATGAAACACATTAAAAACTTCTGAATGTAGACTACGATAACCGCATTTGTCGCAACTTGACTTTACGGCATAGCCTGAACTTTTCCACCTGGGCTCCTTGACCCCGCGAACACATAGCCCGCACTCCGATCTGTAGTAGGGTTTGTTATTTTTATAGTAGTTAATGGCTACAGGCGCCCGCCCACAGCTACATAGTGGTCTCATATTTTATTTAAGCCTTTTCAAGACCTTTCCATGGGTATATAACTGGTACAATTTGTTCAAAACCACTAAATACATACAAGAACATGTACTCATGGAGATAACACAATGGCTCAATTAAGTTCACCAGGCGTAAGCGTAACAGTAGTAGATGAAAGTTTCTACACCCCAGCGGCACCTGGTACCGTACCCCTAATAATCGTAGTATCAGAACAAGATAAAATGAACAGTGCTGGCACAGGCACTGCTCCAGGAACAACCAAAGCAAATGCAGGTAAAGTTTACCTACTAACAAGTCAAGCAGACTTAGGCGCAACATTTGGTACTCCTTACTTCCAAACTGACGCTAGCAACAATCCAGTTAATGCCGGCGAATTAAACGAATATGGTTTACAAGCCGCATATAGTTTCTTAGGAGTTAGCAACCGTGCGTATGTAGTACGTGCAGATGTCGACACTAAACAATTGATTGCCGCTACCAGTGCTCCAACTGCTCCTCCAGCAAACGGTACATATTGGTTTGACGTAGCTGATACTAACTTTGGCGTATTCCAGTGGAACGCAAGTGCGGCCACTGCAACAAACGGTCAAACATTTATTAATCAAAGTTCAGTTAACAACATAACTGTTATTACAGATTCAAACTTACTAAGCGGTACAACACCACGCACTAGTTATGGTTCACTAGGCGACTACGCTATTGTTGCTACAACTACATTGAACAAATTGTGGTTGAAAAAGTTCCAAACAGATACAGCCGCAGGTACATGGGTTGAAGTCGGAACAAGCGCATGGTCAGCCGCTTGGCCAACTGTTACTAGTAGCTCGGTCAATAGTGGTGCAAGTATTACAGGTACATTGATTATCAACGGTACAACTATTACTGGAGCCAGTTCAAGTCCATCAGCATTTGTTGGATTGATTAACACTGGTGCAATTACTGGTGTTACAGCGGCTTATGTTAACAGCACAATCCAGCTTTATTCAACTAGTGTAAACGTTGTTATTTCAGGTACACTTACAGGTACAAAAATAGCTCCAGGCGTATACGGACTAGTAGCTGGTACATACATTGCACCGCAACTACAAGTTAGCCCACACTTTGCAGTTCCATTGTATGGAACTTATGACAGTTTTGTAGCTTATGGCACAGCCAATGCTGGCCAACTATCAGTATACGGTGCTCCAACAGGTTCTGTATGGGTCAAGACTACTTCAGTTAACTTAGGTGCAAACTGGTTTGTCAAGAAATACAATGCAGATACTAGCACATGGATTACACAATCCACACAGTTGTTTGCTAATAATCAGTCAGCTATGGCTTCACTAGATGCATCGGGTGGTGGTATTAATATTCCAGTTGGTGCAGTTTATGTCAAATACAATGACGGCGAATATGCTAGCCCACTAGCTAACTTTAAAATTTACGGACGTACAGGCACTGGTGCAACAAACATTGTTTCTAGCCCAATCACAGCAAGTACATTCCCAGCAGTTGCAACTGGCACAGCTAGTGCCGCTGGTATTATCAGCAACGGCGCAACTACACTAGCCGCTGGTACAGTGTTTACACCGACAGGTACTGTAACAGGTACTTACGCAGTTAACATGGTGTTGACTGGTACAGGTGTTACCGCAGGTACAACAATCAGTACAATCAACCAAGCAACAGCTATTACTGCTACAGTAAGCAACACATTGACTGCGGCGTCTACTAGTACAACAAGTGGTAACGTTACAATCAGCTCATTCAGCACATTTACATTGGCAGCAGGTATGCCAGTTTATATCACTGGCTCAACTAGCCAAGGTATCAGTGCTGGTACATATTTTATCATTGGTAGCCCAACAAGTACTGCAATTCAATTGTCAGCAACTAAAGGCGGTGTAGCAATTACAACCACTGTTGGTACATTATCAGGATTGACATTTACTCTAGGCGTATTGAACGTTACAGCAGTAACTGGTACACTAAGTGTTGGACAAGTATTGAGCGGTGGTAGCGTAACAGCTGGCACATATATCAATGCATTGATTGGCGGTGCAGGCGGTGTAGGTACAT